ATCTGCACCAGTTCAATATCTACTTTTGCCATATTATTTAGCCTTTCTTTAAGTGCCTTATGTTTTTGTCCATAAGACACTTGTTATTTAATTTGGAAAATTCGCGGTAGTTATCGTTTGTCTCCGTCGCCCCTCAGTTTTCCTTGTGCTTGTCGTTTGGCAAGCTTGGCAATATTTGCTCTCATACAGTCCAACGGCTTTATACCCAAAGAATAACAGAGTTTTTTAAGCGTGGCAATCTGACGAGAAATTTCAAAATCTAATTCAAATCCTATGCCGCATTCTTGAAACATAAAAATAATATGTGCTCCCTCTTCTTCTAGTGGTTTTGTTTTTTTGAAAATAGACGCGAAGCTTTCTTTTTTCAGTTCACAAACAAGAGCAACAGTCCAGAATACATCGCCCAACTCATCTCTAATTTCTCTGAGCTTTTGAGCTTTCCATTCTTTGATATTTGATTTGCCGTCAAGTCGAACCTCCTTTGCCCTCATTCCTTCGATTTTTGCGAAAGCTTCGTGCCATTCAGACCAAAGTTCAGGACTTGCATACTTCATGCTTTTGCATTCAGGCAGACATGTCCTCATCGCGAGCTTCTGATAATTGGATACGGTTACGCGCTCCCGTGCCTTTTTATCGGTATTTTTAGCGATTATAGAGGGCTTCCCCTTTGTTGCCTTAGTTGTATTTTTAAGTTTAGTGGCAACTGCCTTTTTGCAGGGAAGCTTGCCCGTGCTTTTTGTGCCTTTTTTTATTTTTGTTGTCGCATTCTTTTTCATTATCTTTTCCTTTCTTGGTTATTTTGATTCAAGATTAATTGCGAAATCTTTTACCTTTTGTTTGTTCTCTGGTTTTACCCAGACTTTTACCTCTATCTTTCTTTCACTTACGGGGAGAGGTCTTCGCCCTCGCTTTGGTTTGGTTTGGTTATTCATTTGCCATTTCTCCTGTCGGTCATAATTCGCGCAAGCCTACCCTTGCGGACGTGTGTTTTGGGTTTCTGCGGGGCGGGGCGTACAATCAGCCCGCGCTCAACCGCCCTTTCAATAAGCTCCTTGTTTGTCATTCTCATTTTATCCTCTTTTCTTCAATGTAATAGTTTGCGTTAATCATTACCAGTCTTCCTCTTCAAATTCTCTTTTCAAAATGTTAAAAGCTGTTGCCGCCACGAGCGGAACTTGTCCGTTGCCAATGGCGCGGAATCTGTCCACGAAATCGGGTATCCCATCAGCCATTCGCTCATCTTCGGAGTGCACCGCATATTGTAGTTTTTCAGAATCCAATAAGGCACGGAACTCACTCTCGCTCCAAACTTGGATTTTCGGAGATGTCGAACCTTGCTGTTTGCTTGTGGTTTGCTTCCGTCGCTCGCAAGGGGCGTCGGTATGCGCCAAAATCCAGATTCGCTTGCGACGGTGGGGTGCGCCCACATCGTCAGCTCCCATAACACACCACCGCGCATTATACCCGATTTCGGAAAGGTCTCCAAGCACTCTCCCGAATCCTCGATTAGTGAGCATTGGGGAGTTTTCCAAGAACGCGTATCGCGGTCGTATTTCGCCAATAATACGGGCGAACTCGCTCCATAGCCCGCTTCGCGCTCCGTCGATGCCCGCGCCTTTGCCTGCTGCCGAGATGTCTTGGCAGGGGAAACCTCCGCAGATGCAGTCGATTTTTCCTCGCCACGGTTTGCCGTCGAAAGTTCGCACATCGTCCCAGATTGGGAATTTTGGTAGGATTCCGTCACGCTGGCGTTGCAAGAGAATTTTTCGGCAGAAAGGCTCAATCTCGACAGCACAAACACAGGTATGTCCGAGAAGCATTCCGCCGAGGATTCCTCCCCCGACTCCCGCAAAAAGGTGTAGCTCATTCAACGCTTCCTCCTTTCAGGTAGGTGTCGCACTTGTCAATAATGCTTTGTTCGATTTTTGACAACTCGCGTTCAGCCCGCCAGTCGCGTACATTTCGGCGGATTGCGTCACGTTCGTCGGGCGTAAACGTCGGCGTTCTGCGCAAGTTCCAAGCTTCGATTGCCTCTTCTTTGGTCTCTTTGTATCCTATCGAGACGTTGCATTCCTTGCAAATGACAATCCATAGCGTGCCGTCGCAACCGTCAATAATCGCATGTCCTCCGCAGAACGGACACGGTTTTAGTTCAGCGCTCATCTTTCGCCTCCTTAAAATCTGTCCAACGGATTACAAACATCTTAAACCTGCCTACTTTGTAGTTGAGACAAAAAAACTTGAAAAACTCATCATTGCTATCAAACCCGTCTCGCGCTACTAAGTCATTTAAAGCGGGCAAGTCCAAATTAAAATCGCCGAGCGGCGTTTCAACGGCAACATTATCACACTCTGTGTCTATCATTATCGGCGTAATGCTCTCCACAACCGCCTCGCCAAGCTTGCGACACTGTTTCGTCCGCAAACCCGTATACAAGGTGAGCTTGTCGCCCACCTTGACGTTTTTCCATTTCGGCGAGGCGCGACGGATAGTCTGCCGCTTTTCACCCGAAAGGATTTTGTCGATAAATACGCTAAAATTGACGTTCATTTTACTACCTTTCTTCTTGTTGTTTTGTATCATCTGTACCAAGTACCAGTTTTGTAGAAACTGGTTTTTGGCTGGTATTTGACTCACAAAGCCTGCCAACCGAAAAACTTACCTCATCGTCAAAGCCCGTGTGGGCACAGTGCATGCGGTATTTGTACTCGTCGAATTTTCGCCAACATTCCGCGCAGTCTGGCTTGTCCGCTAGCTCTGGCGGGCAAAACGTCCTGTCCATATAGCTCATTCCGCCACCTCCATTTCCCAAGTATACACGTCGCCGTCGATTTTCAAACTTTCGCCATCAAAAGGCTTAACGTATTTCCAACGGATAATCGAAACGTTGCCCTCCAACGCCAAAAAGCGAGGTTCGCCAAGTTGTTTCGCGCACTTTCCCGCGTATTTGCCAGCGTTCCAATCCTTCATGTCGTCGGAGAATAGGCACGCTTCACCGATTTCCAACTTTCCGCCCGTAGCAAACTGCTCTTCCGAAATCCACTTGATTACATTGTTGAGGTATTCGTCGCGGGCGACGTTGTTTTTGAAGCGTATAGTTTTAAGAGAATAATCGTATTCCTTTTCCCATCCACGCAAAAAAACACAAGTCTCGTCAACCGCAGGATAAGCCCTTACTCTAACGTGTTTAGTCGCCTTAAAATACCCCTCCTGCTCCAAAATCTGCATAGCAAGGGCACGTTCGAACTTCACAAACCTGATTTTAAGCTTCTTTGTCATAGTTTACCTTTCTTATTGATTGGTTTAGACTTCGTCCCAACCTGGTTCATATTCGAGGTCTTCAAGCTCTTCTTGGAGACGCGCAATATCTGCTTTTGCCGTCTCGATTTCATATTCAAGTTGCTCGATTTCCTCTTTGATTTTGCGGATTTCTTCTTCTTTTGTCATATTTATTCCTTTCTATTAGAGATTTAAGATTTTGTCGATTTCATCTTGTGGTACGGTATTGCAATCATATTCGGCTATCTTTTGCCAATACTCACAGACCTTTTTCCCAAACTGGCGAGACCCCGTGTGGATAAGGAGATATTTATTCCCCTCTTCATCTTCATCGATTTCGATAAAGTGATTGCCTCCACCAAGAGTCCCCATAGAGCGGTTAAGATAATCCAGTTCATTTTCGAAGAAACTCATTGCGCACATCTTGGGGTTTGCTATACTTACAGAAGCGCACACAAATGGGAGTTTTTCTTCGCGAACATTACGCCCAGACGGGATAAATGTTCTTATGACACTATCCAACTTTTCGAAATCAATTTCTTTTTTATTGAGTTTCAAGGTAAAAACTCCACAGCCAATATCTACTCCGATAAGGTTGGGAACTACTTTACTGCCCAATTTCGCGGTAAATCCGCATACACAACCTTTCCCTGCGTGAACATCGGGCATAATTCGGATTTTAGCCCCCGCGAATGCGGGATTATTTGCAATATTATCTATCTGTTTTTTTGCCTCTTCCTCTATGGATTCGGCAAAAATTTTCACATCGATTGAGTTGTTCATTATTCGGAAGCTTTGAAGTTGTAGATTGGTTTGAGACGCTTTACAACCGTGCAAGTATCTTTGATTTGTTCGAGTATACTTTCGGAGTCTTTGTAAGCCATAGGTGCTTCATCTATTGTTTGGTCTGAAACGCTGGAAGTCCAAACTCCATTCATAGAGTCTTGAAAGTCTTTTAGGTTTATTTGAGCCTTTGCCTTTTTTCTAGACATGCTACGACCAGCTCCATGCGGAGCAGAATAATTCCAATCGGGATTTCCCTTACCTATCGCGATTACAGAGCCGTCGCGCATATTAAGCGGAATAATTAGTCTTTCCCCTTTCTGTGCGCTCACAGCGGATTTGCGAATTATATTGTCATCACCCAAATAATTATGTACAGTGTCGAATCGGTCTGCGACACGCCAACGCATTTCAGCAAGTATTATTTTTGCGATACTCACACGATTAATGTGCGCCCATTTTTGGGCAATTTGCATGTCGTGGATATATTGGTCTCGATGCTCTCCTTTAAGATATTCCAAACCATTTGGGCACTTATCAGATTTCTCCGCGAACAGCTTTTTAACTTTTTCGATATTTGAGGATATTTGGGTTTTGTCGCGAGTATTCTCAATGACATATCGAATAGCCGCCTCTAAGGTAAATTTCATTGTTTCGCCTTTCTTATTTCCTAAAATCGGAGACTATGCGTTTTTCAACAATGACTTAAAATCCCGATAGGAAATTTTATAAAATGTAGGGGTTTCGTCTCCTGTAAAGTAGACCAAAACTCCATCATCTTTGGAATGAGCGGCAACGACATGGAGGAGGTTCACTATCGCGCCATTGATTTCTACGAACGGAGCATTTATAACTCCGAAATTCTTTTGGTTGTTAGATTTTTTTTCGTTCATATTTTTACTTTCTTTCTTTGAGTTTATGCGCCTATCTTCGCATAGATTTTTTATTTGTCAAGGCTTTTTTAAGTATTTTTTTTATTCTGGTTAAAATTTCTTAAAATATTCCCCTATCTTGCTTTCGTAGAATAGGTTGAATGCTTTCGGGGAAATGAACAACTCTCTGGGATTCGATTTCCTTCCTTTTAAGTTCCTTCCAATAGCTGTCAGGATATTCTTGGGGAAAGCTTTTTACTGTCTTTAACGCCCATTTAATAGCGGTCTGGAAAGTGTATCCGTCAAGACGTTCTCGAAAAATATTTTTGACATAACTTTCGGCGTAAGCTTTTACTTTATCTTCATCAAGGAGTGTAATGTATACCTCCCAAACTTGATGCCCACGGTCATACTTGTCAGCCTTAAAACAACGTCCTTCATTGATGTCTTCTCCGTAGCTCCAAGAAAAAGTATTCAACTTTTCCCACTCTTCAATTTGAAGATAATCTTTCATATTTTAATCCTCCTTGTTTAATTGTTTGATTGCGTCTTCGATGTAAAACTTTGCTTTTTCGAGGTCTTCGATTTGCTTTTGTTTGTCGGATAATCCTGCTTCTTTTTTTCTTCCCGCTCGGATAACATACTTCACTACGTTCCCAATGTTAAAAGGCAAGTCGCGAACAATGTCCAATACTTCAATCCCATTAGAGAGCTTGTAATAGTTTGGGTGCTCTACCCTGTTTTCAGATTCCATTGTTCCATGTGGAACATTTCTTTCTTCATATTTGATAAATGGGTTTGCGCTCACCAAAAAATCTTCCCCCCAAAAACCATTTGCGTCTGCAAAATAAAGCCCTTTATCCTGCAATATGCGTTTTATCTGGTATACGGTCTGAGTGGAGTAAATGCAGTCCGCATTTTTGAGATACACAATTCCATTGTAAGAACAAAGAAGTGGAGGCGTGCAAATGAGGGAAATATCTTTTTCATCAACCTCAACATTTCCGTCTTTTGTTTTAATCGTTATCATTGTTATCTTTCCTTTCTGTTTTTTTAGTCATTTAATTGTTCATTGGTGATACATTATTTTTAGAATCGGTTGACATTCATATCGATAGGAAGGGGTTCTATCTTGTAATTCTCTTCCCACCTTGCTCCGCAATCACAAACGAAGCCCAAATGTATCGTTTTCCATTTTTCGATAAAAGCCCAATAATCAAGATGATGCGAAAGTTGCTTGCAATGCGGACACATTCCATATTGGCTCAAACGAACGCCAAAATATCTTTCTAATTCTTCATTCTCACCACAGTCAAACTCTTCAACTTTCGGGAGAGAGTCGTCTGTTGTTCTTATTCTCTTCATTTTTTATCTTTCCTTTCTTGTAAAGACCACTCTGTCGAAGAACTCGTTGAGTCTACGGCTGAATGGTTCGTAGTTGTTTTGGTCAGAGAATCTCGCTTTGAGTGTTTCTCCTTTGTAGTTCGTTGTAAAAATAATAGGAAGCTTGTTTGCTGTCCGCTTCTCGAAAATCTGAAAAACTGAAACTTCGTATCTCTCAGTGAACTTTTCCTTGCCGAAATCATCAATAACAAGCAATCCGCAATTTTCGAGTTTTCGCATTAGCTCCGAGTAGGATTTAGCTTTGTTTCCGAAACTCTCCATTATAGCTCTTTCGAGTTCTCCTGCATAGTAAACCATAAGTGAGGTATTTACACCCACTAAATCGACCGAAATTAGACGTTTTAGAAGCAACGCAATCGCTCTGGTCTTCCCGCAACCTGTCCTGCCGATTATTGCCATTCCTTGCGAACCCATCCTCCAAGACAAAACCTTGTCGAGCACGTCGGGATTTACCAAATTTTCTCTTAGTCTGGCTTCGTCAGTGTTGCGATAAATTGGGGGTATGTTAGATTCAATGACATCTTGTATCTGAACGCCGTATGTTATTTTGTTTGAAAAAGCGATGTCGCAATCCTTGCAACAAAAACCATCTCCATTGAAATATCTGATTGAATCCGAAGTAAGCTCTTTGCCGCAATTTGCGCAATACTTAATATTTGACAAGTCGGGAGGATTTTCGGCTATATTATGCAAAACCTCGAACGCCCCTATTTCCGATGCGCTTTTCATTGCTGTGCCTCGCTTTCGAATACAACAGGAAAGTTGAACATGAGTTGGTCTTTTATCAATCGAGCA